GCGATCGCTTACCTCAAGGCCAAGGGCTTCGCCGTTACCTGGGACTTCCAGGAGATGCTCGACGCCGTCCATCAGCGCGCCTTCACCGTGGCCGGCATCCTCAAGGTGGATGCTCTGGAAGCCATCCGCGAGAGCCTGGTGCGGGCGATGGAGGAAGGCATGCCCTACAAGGCATGGGTCAAGACCATCGTCCCGGAGCTGGAGAAGCGCGGGCTGCTCGGGCGTCACAAGCTGGTCAATCCCGAGACCGGCGAGCTGAAGACGCTCACGCCCTGGCGGCTACGCACCATCTACCAGACCAACCTGCAATCGGCTTTCATGGCCGGGCGCTACGCCCAGATGCAGGCGGCCACCGAGAGCCACCCTTACTGGCAGTACGTGGCCATCATGGACAGCCGCACCCGGCCCGCGCATGCGGCGCTCAACGGCCGCACCTTCCGCCACGACGATCCGGTCTGGTCCGCCGGCTTCTTCCCGCCGCTGGGGTACAACTGCCGCTGCCGCGCCCGGCCCATGAGCGAGGCCGCCGTCAAGCGCGAAGGCATCGCGCTCTCCAGCTCGCAGGGGCGCCTGTCGCAGATCGATGTCGAGGTCGGCCGGGGAGCGCTCGCCAGGCCGGCTAAGGTGGCGCGCTTCGAGACCGGCCCCAACCAGTACGTGGCCACCGATCCCGGCTTTGCTCATTCGCCCGCCGATGCCTCGGAGTGGCTCGAAGAGAGCCGCAAGCAACGCCTTGAAGCCTTCCAGCAGCAGGTAGGCCGGAAATGATCACGATCCAGATCGACTCCCGGCCGTTGCAGAACGCCCTGGCCAACCTTGAGCTGGCCGGCCGCGACCTGCGCCCTGCGCTCAACGCTATTGCGATGGAACTGGTTTCGCAGACCGAGGCCAATCTGGCGGCCGAGGGGCGTCCCAAGTGGCAACCGCTTGCGGCCTCCACGATCGCGCAGCGGGAGAAGCACGGCACTTGGCCGGGGAAGATCCTGCAGGTTTCCTCCGGCGGTCTGGCGGCGGACATCTCGACCGAGGTCGGCCCCACCTTCGTGCGTGTCGGCTCGGGCAAGGAATATGCCGCCATCCACCAGCTCGGCGGCGAAGCCGGGCGCGGCCGCAAGGTGCACATCCCGGCGCGGCCATTCCTGCCTTTCACCGGCGAGCCGGATTCCGGCAGCGGGAAATTGCAGCCGGAAGCCGAAGAAGCCATCCTGGACATCGTGCTGGGTCACCTCAAACGGGCGGCTGGCGTCTAGCCGCTCTGGCGGCGTTCGGGGCGCTCGGGACGCGCAACGATAGCCCGACACCGTGATCGGCGCGCCCTAAGGTTTTATAAAGGCTTGGTGCGCAGCATGCCGGCCCACTTCTCCCGCGCGTTTCTCACCGGGGCGCGGAATTGTAAAGTCGATTAAAAGACCGCCCCCCGCCCGCCGCCGATCATGGCGGCATGAACACGACCAAACACCTCCACATCTTCAAGCCCGGCCGCCAGACCGCGATGTCTGGTGTGACGCTGGAGTTTTCCGAATCCGATCTTGAGGCGAGCGCCCGCGCCTACGACCCGGCCAAGCACGAGGCGCCGATCGTCGTCGGCCACCCCAAGCACGACGCCCCGGCCTACGGCTGGGTGAAGTCGCTGGCCGCCGGGGCCGATGGCCTCAACGCCGAGCCGCACCAGGTCGATGCGAACTTCGCCGAGCTGGTGGCCGCCGGCCGCTACAAGAAGATCAGCGCCAGCTTCTACCTGCCCGACGCCCCCAACAACCCGGTGCCTGGCGTCTATTACCTGCGCCACGTCGGCTTCCTCGGCGCCCAGCCCCCGGCGGTGAAGGGCCTCAAGCAGGCCGAGTTCGCCGATGCCGAGGACGGCGTCGTCGAGTTCGGCGACTGGGGCATGGAGACCAACGCCTCCCTCTGGCGCCGCATGCGCGAATGGCTCTTGGCCAAGTTCGGCCAGGAAACCGCCGACCAGGTGATCCCCGACTGGCAGATCGAATCCATCCGCGAAGCCGCACGCGAGGATGACGACGCCCCGCGCGCTGCGTTCGCTGATCCCACCGTTTCCCCGACCCACCCACCTCACGAGGAGAACCATGCAGTGACACCCGAGGAAAAGGCCGCTCTGGAGGCCGAAAACGCCCAGCTGAAACAGCGCCTGGCGGAAGCCGATGCGCGCGAGAAGGCGAGCGCGGCCGCCAAGCGCCACGGCGACCACCTGGCCTATGCCGAGCAGCTCATCGGCGAGGGCAAGCTCGCCCCGAAGCACAAGGAAGCCGTGGTCGCCTTCCTCGACTTCGCGGACGGCGAGACCGCCCTGGAGTTCGGCGAGGGGGATGCCAAGCAACCGCTGGCTACCGCCTTCAAGTCCTTCCTGGGTGATCTGCCCAAGGTGGTCGAGTTCGGCGAAACCGCCACCAAGGACAAGGCCGGGCAGCAGGCCGCCGGCAACTCGGTGGACTACGGCGAGAACGTCGATCAGGACCGCCTCGCCCTCGACGGGAAGATTCGCCAGTACATGCAAGAGCACAAGGTGGATTACGCCACCGCTGCCTCCTGCGTGATCAAGTAACCCAACCCAGGAGATTTCAATGGGCCGTTTATCCAACCTGCGGGTCGTTGACCCGGTTCTGACCAACCTGTCGGTCGGCTACAGCAACGCCGACCTGGTGGGCGATGTCCTCTTTCCCTTCGTTCCGGTGGACAAGGAAGGCGGCAAGATTCCGAAGTTCGGCAAGGAAGCCTTCAAGATTTACAACACCGAGCGTGCCCTGCGGGCCAAGTCCAACCGCATCAATCCCGAAGACGTTGACAGTGTCACCGTCTCCCTCGACGAGCACGATCTGGAATACCCGATCGACTACCGCGAGAGCGACGAGGCGGCCTTCCCCTTGGAAGCGCATGCCACCCACGTCGTGACCGAGGGCATCCGCCTGCGCCACGAGAAGAAGGTGGCCGACCTGTCGCAGAACACCGCGAACTACGCGGCCAGCAACAAGATCGTCCTGGCCGGCACCAGCCGCTTCACCGACAAGGTCAACTCCGACCCGATCGGCGTCTTCGAGGACGGCAAGGAAGCGGTACGCGGCAAGATCGGCAAGTACCCCAACACCGCAGTCATTGGCGCCGCCTCCTGGAAGGCGATCAAGCAGCACCCGCAGTTCCTGGAGCGCATCAAGTACAGCATGAAGGGTGTGCTGACCGTCGAGCTGCTCAAGGAAATCCTGGAGGTCGAGCGCATCGTGGTCGGCCGCGCCGTCTATTCCAGCGACGCGGGCACCTTTGGCGACCTGTGGGGCGACAACATCGTGCTCGCCTACGTTGCCCAGCAGCGCCAGGGCGCCGAGCGCACGCCTTACGAGCCGTCCTTCGGCTACACGCTGCGCAAGAAGGGCATGCCGCAGATCGACAAGCGCACCGAGGACGGAAAGCTGGAGCTGGTGCGCAACACCGACAACTTCGGTGTGTATCTGCTCGGTGCCGAAGCCGGCTTCCTGATCGCCGACACCAACGCCTAACCGGGAGCTGCTGATGGAACAGGAAAAGAAACCCTACCAGGTCGGCGCCACGCCGCTGCTGCTCGATGGCGAGCGCGCCGAACCCGGCGACATCGTCAAGCTGACCGACAAGGAAGCGGCCGCCCTCGGCGACCACGTGTCCCCGGCGGCGGCTGATGCGGCCAATGCCGGCGACGAATCCAAGGCCACCAAGAAAGGAGCCAAAGCGTGAAGACCCAACAAATCTGCCTGACCACGTCGGTCACGGCTGCAGCCGCCCTGAGCCGGCTGCGCTTCGTCGGCCTGACCGGCGCCGTATGCGCCGCCGGGGCGAAGGCCCTGGGCATCGCCGAGACCGCCGCCGACCTTGGCGAACAGGCCCCGGTGAACACCCACGGAATCCTGCTGGTGGAAGCCGGCGCCGCCATCGCTGCCGGGGCCGAGGTCGAGTCCGACGCCAACGGCAAGGCCATCACCAAGGCCGCCGGCATCAGCAACGGCTTCGCCCTGGATGCCGCTGCGGCGG